TTCTCCCAAACCAAGGTATGCGAGAAGACCAGCTACATCCTTTCCACTCAAATTAGTCAGCGTATTGTCCAGCGGTTGTTTACCTGCCAGCGCATTAAGCATTGTCGTGGCAAAGTTCGGGTCATTCCCCAGCGCCGCAGCCAGTTCATTCAGTGTATCCAGTGCCGCAGGTGCAGAACCCACCATTGCCGCAATCGCCGATTTCACAAATGCCGTGGTGGCAATCTGTGTATTGTTGACCGACTGTGCCGCAGTAGGTGCGGTTGGCGTTCCGGTGAGTGCCGGACTCGACAGCGGCGCTTTCAGTGCCAGCGCATTGTTAATGGTGGTACTGAATTTCGGATCATTGTTAATGGCTGCGGCTATTTCTTTCAGCGTGTCCAGCGTGGCTGGCGCACCATTAATAAGAGCCGTCAGAGCCGCCTGAACAAACGCGGTGGTCGCAATCTGCGTGGTGTTATTCCCTGCGGCTGGCGTTGGCGCTTTGGGTGTCCCGGTAAACGTCGGACTTTCTTTGGGTGCATACTGTGAATGCGGGTCCGGTGCGGCAAGATGTTTTGCCATCTGATCATCCGCGTACACCTTCAGCTCCAGTGCCTTGTCATCCACATACTTGCGGGTTGCCAGCACTACGGCAGGGTCGATTTTCAGGGTGATATTGTCCGTGCTGCTGGTAATCAGCACCATGCGCACGGTCTGAGTGCGCCCGCTACCTTCAGCCAGTTGCGGCTTATAGCTTTCCGGGCAGTTGCCCACGGCAATCAATGCCCCGGACTCATCAAACAAGCCCACTTCACGTATCCACCAACCGCCCTCGTTTTCAGGGATCACCTGTTCGGCAATAATCTGGCTGCTGTTCTGCGGGTCGATATAGAGCATATTCAGCGCAGCCCGGCGTTTCTCATTTACCAGTGCAGTCTGCTTTGAGTCTGGCGTTGGCAATACTCCGCCGCCATCGCCGACCGCCATATGGGTAATTTTTAGCGGCACACCGAGCGCGGCGGCGCTGGCAAGTTTCGCCGCGCCAATATCCGTCAGCAGGGTATAAAATTTTGTGCTCATGGATTCACTCTCATTGTGTCAATAACATGGACCGCCCCGCCTTCATGCGCGGTGCCGCCAGAAATAATTGTTTCGTTGATATACGGATAGATCGTGATTTCTTCGCCAAGATAGCTGGCGGCCCCCACCCAATGCGGACCGCTGGTCTGCAGATTGATGGACATGCCGATCATGTGACGGCTACATGGTTTGGCATCGCTTATCAGCCGCTCAAGTTCCAGATAGGTATTTTCAGTGATGCCCTGGTCCTGCACGCCGATATCCAGGCGAAACGTGCCCGGTGTTTCTCCGGTCTGCCACCACTCAATAATGCGGATCAGGAATCCGAACGGTTCCACCACCCGCCGCACGGCACTGGTGGTTCCTTTATGCTGATGAATATAAAAAGCATCCTTCACTACCTGGCGTTTGACGCTTTCTGTCCAGCCCTCGTCCCAGCGATCCACAGAGAACGCCCAGGCGAGATAAGGCAGGAAGCTGACCGGACAGGTAGCCGGATTCCACAAGTCACGCAGCGGCACCTGCAGATCAGAAATCCCGCTACAGGTTTGCGCCAGTCGGCGCTCCAGTGAAGTTGAACCCGGTGGCAGCAGACTATTCATCCGTTCCTCCGTTGGTTACGCTCCACTGCGTACATGATGCCGCCTGTGTTTTGTTCAGGACCACATCCGCCAGAGGAGAAGCCAGCTCCACACGCTGCACACCCTCAACATGCAGGGCGGCAAAGATGGCGCTACGGCGAATATCCCGACCAAGACGCGTCTGACTGGCAATGTACTTCTGCAGGCTGGCTTTTGCCGCTGCCATTACCGGCTCTGCTTCCGGTCCCGGATAGAGAAAAATGGTGGCTTCCACGCGATACGGGATGATTTCTGCGCTGCGAACCGTAAGACGGTCAGCCACCGGGCGGACGTTCTCACTGTTCAGAGCTTTTTCCACCACGTCCAGCAGGTCTTTTTCTGCAGTTCCATCGCCTTCGCGGCTAAGGACAGTCAGCACCACCTCTGCAGGTGCCGGGCTGGTTGCACTGGCATCCGCCACCCGACCGTCGGCGCTTCGGGCATGAAATTCATAAGCTGCAGTTGGCCCCGCAACTGAAAGCCCTTCAAAGGCTGCAGGCACACGCAGGCGTAACGCTTCATCGCTTTCCATCACAGCTGCAACGGGCGGCACAGCGTCATTATCAGCAGGCGTCACCGTCAGGCGTTTCACGTTGTAGTTGGCAGCGAGCTGGTCAAGATCGCTGCCCATCGCGTAAGCCACCATCACAGCCTGCGCGGCTTCGTTAATGCGCTGGCGCAGAAGCAACTCACGGTAAGCGTTCTCCTGCAGCAATTTGGTGACGGGTTCAGATTCCAGTTCCAGCGTGCGGATCACTGCTTCCTGCTCATCTTTCGGATGAAGCGCAACAAATTCGGCCTTGCGTTCGGCAAGCAGCGTCTCAAAGTCCGGCACATCCACAATCTGCGGCGCAGGCAACTGCGAAAGGTCAATCACTGCCATTCTCTGCTCCTGTTGATACGGAAAGGGAAACAGGCACACCGTTATTACGCCGCCCGCTCAGCGCCACCACCATTGAACCGTCAAAATTGCTGTTGATGGTGATGGAATCCAGCGTCATCCGTGGCTCCCAGCGACTCAGCGCCACATACACTGCCGACATGACCTGCAGGCGTAATGCCGGATTTTGTGGCTGGTCTATCAGTGCCGACAGCAGGGAACCATATTCCCGACGGGCAATGCGGCTACCCTGCGGCGTCAGCAAAATGTCCCGCACCGACTGGCGCAGATGGTCAATATCAGTAATGGCTTTACCGCTGGTATTGTTCATCCCGCTATAAAGCGTCATACCGGGCCTCCGGTTGTGTCGCCGCCTTTCAGGACGCCAGTATGCTGATGCGCATCAACCACGATCCCGTTAGAACTCATCGCTCCGCCGCCCTGGGTAACGCCACCATTGATCACCACTTCGCTGTTAATGCGCGTGCGGTCAGCCTCCAGTACAAACTCACTGGTTTTCATGGTGATGTTGTCAGCGGCCTCAATGACCATTGATTTGATGCCCCTGACATACCAGCGCCCGGTGGCGGGTTCATATTCAAACCAGCCACCGTCAGGATGTTCTGTCACGCAGGCGTCCGCCGACGTCGACGGTGGTGCGAACTGATTCGAATAGACAGCGGGCAGCGCAAAGGCAGTCTCCAGATTGCCGCCCAGACTCAGCAGCACCACCTGCTCACCTTCTGATGGTTTCCACCATGTGCGGGCATTACCCGCGCGCAGCGTCAGCCAGTTAATCCAGTTAGTTTCAAGGTCGCCCGTTTTCACCCGGCAAAGCCAGTTTGTCCTGTCCACTTCGGTGACTACCCCTGTGCGGATCAGGTTGGTGATAAGGCGCATGATTTCGGTTAATTGTGCGTTCATAGGGAAAGGTTGCCATCAGGGGAAGAAAGGCGGCAGTGCTGCAACTTGTATCAGTGCTGATACAAAGATCACCCCGCCAGCCATTGCAGAATCATGTCGCGGGTCATTGCCTCAACATCATCATTTACACCCAGCAGGCGGCGCTCTGCGTAACGGACCTCCGGTCCTTTGCGACTGACGCGATCACGCAGGCCGTAATGGTGAACACGGGCAATACGCTGCACCTTGCCTTCAAACTGTACGCTGGCAGAGTCGGCGCTGGCGGCAGTTTTCAGGTATTTTGTGGTGCGCAGCTTTGCAAACATCTGACGTTTGATGCGCCCCTTCTTGCTGCGTGCTGTTACCCTGCGCGGTTCATAACTGCTGCCATCTGGATTGCGCTGCATCCTGATATTCTGCTGCTGTGTCCGGCGCAGTTCCTGCGCCAGCTGACGCATCATGCGGCTTCTCGTGGCTGGTTCCAGATTCGCCAGCAAGGCACTCAGCCAGTCGTCCACCTTCTGCAGTTCAGCCACGTTTCACCGTCCACATTTCTTCAGGTGCATCAGGTTCCGCTACCGCTTCAACACTCGACACACTGCCGTCAGTGCTGACCAGCACACGCTCCGTCAGTTGCAGGTTCAGGCTGATATCACAGACATCGTTGCGCAGAATATCCACCTCAAAGGTGAATAGCTTTTCCCGTAACGCCGGGTTATTGATGGCATCGGGCTGGTTATCCATCAGCCACAGCAAAACCGGGGCCATCAGCAGATTCTGGTCGCCGCTGAAATCCTCAATCACCACGTTGAGGGTGTAACGGTACTCCCATGACATGGAGCTAGCCCCCGTGGCAACCAGCGAACCGTTATCCACAAACAGATGCAGTTTGTCCGGGTTATTACGGACATAAGGCACTGCTTTATTGAGGGAGTGGCGCAGGGATTGTGGTTTGTTCACTGTTTCGCTCCTGACACGCAATAATCATGTCCACTTTGTCTGCACAGACCGCCCAGGCGGCCTCCGTTTCATCCAGCAACGCGTTCAGATCACCGTTAGTGCGCGGCGCTGCCTGATCCAGCCGACACGGCGTCACTCGCGGACAACCACTGACGGTAAGCTGCACCTCCGGTGAGTGTCGGACGTTCCCGCAGCCGGATAATGTCAGCAGGCAAAGGAGTATCAGCCCAGCGGCGTAAATCCTCGTTCTCACGTTTCAGTTCCTCGATCCGGTGTTGTCGTTGACTCAGCAGTGCGCTGGTCTGTTCTGCTTCGGCATAGAGCCGCGCCTGCTCCCGGTTATTGGTTTCAGTCAGAATGGACAGGCTGATAAGCTGGCTGTTGCTCTTTGCCAGTGCCTGGCTTTTGCTCTGCAGCTCGTCTGCCTGCGTGCTGATGGTCTGGCTGGCATCAGCCAGCCGCCACGTCTGCCAGCCCAGCGCCGCCAGTAATAACGCCAGCACAACCAGCAGCAACCGGTTCATGCTGCTACCTGTTGCGCCATCTGATTACGGGTGATCCAGAAGGCAATAACGGTCAGTAGATAAAAGACCAGGGTAATAGCCCACCCCGTCCAGGCGAGACTGACGACAATCAGCAATCGCATCACCCAGCTGATAAATACGTTTTCTTTTCGGGTAATTGTCTTCAGCAAAGATGCCCTCAACTCCTGCCAGAGCGGGCCATTCTTAATTAACGCAGCCAGTGCTACCGGAATTACCGCCCATGTCAGCAAACAGGCAACCCAAACGCCGGACGCTGCCAGTACCGGAAAAATCCCCTGCGGATACACCATTGCTGCGATTAACAGCGCCATCCATAACATCAGAAACAGCCCGCTGATTAATTTCTTTTTCATTTCAGTTTGCTCCCTGTAAACACCAGGCCATCTCCCGCGCACGGCGGTTATCCAGCCCCTGATTAAACACACCTTTTACATAAACCCAGCGCGGCAACTGTCGGCACGCATCCGCCCAGCGCCGCTGATTGAGCAATTTCACCAGCGTGGAGCTGCAGGCATTACCTGTCCCCACGTTGAAGGCAAATGACACCACCGCGTCATACACTTTCTGCGGTGGCTGTTGCTTCACACACCTTTCCAGTGACCGCTCCACACGCAGCACGTTGGAGATAAGCCCTTCTGCTGCCTGTCGTTCCGTGATTGTTTTGCCGGGAATGACGCCCGATGTATTACCAATGCCGTCAGTCCATACACCCGCGCTGCACTGATACGGCTGCAGACGACAGCCTTCGTAATCAGCAATCAGTTTCAGCCCCTCCACGGAGGTGTGAAGCTGCTGAAAACCCGGCAGCGTGGCAGCAATAGCCAGCACGGTCCCGACAAGGCAGCGTTTAACGATTGATGGATTCATAGTCCTCCCGCGAGATCTGCCCGTCGCGCAGAAGCTGGTAAGCTTTGTGTTTGTAGTACCAGTTGATAGCCAGCATCAGCACACCAATCATCAGGCCGCCCAGCGTTGAGGCATCCTTGATGGACAAATCGCCCAGCCAGGCCAGCACGACGGCGATGCAATACGTGATAAAGGCGCTGATTCGCTCAAGCGTCATAATTCAGTCCCATAGCTGGACGGTCTGCACGGTGGTGGTTGTCGGTATGTCCGGCAGCTCCACCTGCAGCCCGTGAGGTAAAAAGGGGCCGTATTCGGCAAGCCCCGGATTTGCCTTCAGTACCTGCTCCGTGACACCCTGTGTGCGCCCGTAATGACGCCAGCAAAGCGCGTCCACCGTGTCATACTGATACGCACGCACTTTCATCAGATAAGCTCCACTGTGCAGTGCGGCGCATCCTGCACCCGGCTGATGGCCCAGCGGGCGTCACGCCACAAATCACCGCTTGCTTCCGCCAGTTCCTCGCCCCGCTTCACACCGGATGCCGTGGCGTCATAGTCCTGATAACGCTCGTTGAGCATGGCGCGTGCCCAGCAGTAAACCGCGTTGAAATAGTGATGAATGCGCTCACTTTTGCCGTCCAGCTGTTCCGCCGGAACCTCTGCCAGCGAGGCATACCCCAGCATCTGCTGGCGTCTGCGAAACTCATACAGCTCTGCGTTGACCTCCGAAATTGCCGACAGCGCAACCTGCTTTAAACGCGGCTGCGTCACCGTGCCGTCAGTGCGCATGACACTGCGAAACTCCGACAGGTCCACATCAGGCCAGAACGGCGTATTTCTGATGATTTCCGCCTGTTCCGGTGCCTGTTCTGGCGCAACAAACTTCATGCTGCTTTCTCCTGAAATAGAGGGCGGTGGACGGGGTTTTGATGTGGCAGTGCCTTTCGCCACCCCGTGCCGCCCGTGCGCGGGGGCACGTTCTGTCAGCGGCTGTCATTGCGCAGTCTGCGCTCCAGCTGCTGTTTGTCTTTTTTCACGCCACAGCGGGGATCAAGCTGTAACGCATGGTTGAGATGATTAAGGGCGGAAGCCGGATTGCTTTCACTCAGGACAGCGCCAATCGCTTTATGCAGACGCGCCCGTGACTGGTCCGGCATATCCAGACCGTCTGTCAGCTCCAGCGTCTGCAGCAACAGATCGGCATCAAAGCCGGTGGCGGCAAGCATTGCGCTCTGCGCGGCGTCTGCCATTTCCTCTGCCAGCACGGTCTGCACGTTGCGGTTACCCAGCGGCATCACCCAGCCATGACGCAGGGCATGACGCCCGATCTCCAGCGCCCCGGCATAATCTCCGGCATCAATGCGCCACAGCATCACGTACATCAGCACGTCATCCTGTTGAGCGCCTCCGGCAGCCAGGACACCCTCTGCCCAGGCGGCGTACTTCGGCAGCAGCTCCACCTTGATTTCCGCTTTTTTGACCGTGGACTGAACGCCCTTGAGACGGCGGCGGTCTTCCGCCAGTTGCAGCAGCATCAGGTCATAGCCCGATGCGTGGCGAACACTGCCGCCCTCGCGGGCGGCCTGTTCAGCCTGAACGCGCAGGCGATGCTGCCGTGCGGGACTCAGGCTCATGGATTACGCTCCGGTTTCGGCTGCGGCGGCGCTGAAATCACCAATCTGGATGTTTTCCACCAGTGCGGCGCAGCGGTAGTCCTCAACCACATAGGCTTCATTAACGGATTCAAAGTTTTCAATCCGGTCACGTTTCGGGTTGTCGATAACTGAACGGCGGCGGGTGTCTTCCTGCCAGTAGATGGACAGGTTATCCAGACGGGTGATCAGCAGTGCATTCGGCGGGAAGAACGGCGCACGCACGGCCTGCAGGCCACCCATGCGTTTCTGACTGATGATCATATCGGCAGCCAGTTTTTCACTGTTTTCCTGCTCTTTGTTGACCAGTGGGAAATACTTGTCAGACAACAGTTCACGACCGCAAATCACCACCAGATCGTCATCGTCCTAGTAGACCACGTCGATAAGCTCATTGACGGCATCCATCACCACGGCGTCCAGGTTGGCATATTCGCCACCTTTCCCGACTTTCACCGCACCCGGTGTGGTTTCACCGCCCGTGGTGGTGCTGCCCATGACGTGATCCGGTGCATCCTCACGGATTTTCTGCAGCCAGCCTTTATTCACATCCTGCAGCAGCGGGTTTTCGCTACGGTTTGAGGTTTTCGCACGCTTCACGCCGTTAAAGCCGATCATGATGCGGTCCAGTGCCTGACGTTTCGCGATCGCGTCACGAATACGCACCTGGAAATTCTGAAACTTCGCCCACAGGTCCAGCTTCGCGTAGGTCAGCACCGTGTCAAAGTTGGTCTGCTCGCATTTGTATTCCACATCGACCATCAGCGTCGGATCGACAGGCTCACGCTCTTTTGCGGTGGTATCAGTGGTTCCGGCAATGGTGCTGCCAACACCCAGCCCCAGCAGCTGACCAGACTGCTCGGTCACTGGCGTGACGTTAATCAGCGTCAGGAAAGCGGCGGATTGCTGGATCTGGTCTTCCAGCGTCTGCTGCACAGACGGCTCCACGGTGAACTTGCTGGACAGTTCTTCAACTGCCACACCGTTCAGACGCGCCAGCTGCTGCAGGTAAGCGTTAAAAGCAAAGCGGGTATTCTTCTTCATCAGGTTTTGTGCTCCATCAGCAATTGGTCAGAGTGTCAGCGGGGGCGTTACCGCCTGTTGCACGCTGGCGGTAGTCCTGGCGGCTGTCTTCATGACTCAGCTTATTCACCAGTTCGTTAAAGGCGGTCTGCTGTGCCTGCAGGGCAGTCTCCAGCTCAGACAGACGTTCTTCCTGCTCAGACAGGGATTTTTCGGTGCGTGCGCTCAGGTTCTGCTGCTCAGTGGCGACCAGCTCCACGGCCTTATGCACATCAGAGAACCGGGCGTCATCGGACTGCTCTTTTTTGGTAAACAGCGCCGTGACGCGGGCAAACAGGGACGGTTTGTCGTCCTGGATTTCTTCCAGTTCGATCACCGTTTCCTCTGCAGCGGTAAAAAGATTGGCAGGATTCTGCTTGCGGTTTGCCAGCGGGTTATGGGCTGCACTGGCGCTGAATGTCAGCATTTCCGTACCCAGACTGGCAGGGTCATCAGTGGCAGCCAGGCCGACCAGGTAGGCTTTGCCCGTATCAGCGAACTTCGGGCTGACTTCCATAGAGGTGAATAATTTCTGGCCTTTTTTCACCAGTTCCACCAGGGACTCCGTTGGCTCAACGTCGGCATACAGCGCCATCTTGCCTGCCAGCGGACCTTCCGTGATTTCTTCAGCAAACAGCGCCGTCACCTTGCCGTAGCGGTTAAAGGTGCTGTCCGGCAGATAAGACTTGATGTGCTCAAGGTTAATCAGCGCGGTATACACCGCCGGGTTGTAGCTGGCTGCCATCTGTTCCAGCCATTCACGCTGGATTTCACGTCCGTCGGTGGTGGCACCTTCCACCCCGATGCGAAAACGCTTTGCTTTCACTGTCATGAGCCGTGCTCCGTTAGAAAAAACTTACTGGAGCCTTATGGTTGCGGTGATGGGGGCAGTGAAACAATGCGCGGTATTTGTACCGACAACCACACAAACCGCAGGCGGGGAAAGCCGTCATTCAAGGCTGTAGGTTTGTGCCATGAACACCACACTGACACCCGCAGATCTCGATCCCCGTCGGCAGGCCATGCTGCTGTACTTTCAGGGATATCGCGTAGCCCGCATTGCTGAAATGCTGGGCGAGAAAGTTGCAACCGTTCACAGCTGGAAGAAACGCGACAAGTGGGGTGACTATGGGCCGCTGGATCAGATGCAGCTCACCACCGCCGCACGCTACTGCCAGCTCATCATGAAGGAGCACAAAGAAAGGAAAGATTTCAAAGAGATTGACCTGCTGGCGCGCCAGTCGGAGCGCCACGCGCGGATCGGCAAGTTTAACAATGGCGGCAACGAAGCCGACTTAAACCCTAACGTCGCCAACCGCAACAAAGGCCCGCGTCGTCAGCCGGAAAAGAACGTTTTCACCGATGAACAGATTGAGAAGCTGGAAGAAATCTTCCATTCCTCCATGTTCAACTACCAGCGCCACTGGTGGGAAGCCGGAAAAACCAACCGCATCCGCAACCTGCTGAAGTCACGCCAGATCGGCGCGACCTTTTACTTTGCCCGTGAAGCCCTGATTGACGCCCTGCTTACCGGACGTAACCAGATTTTCCTTTCCGCCAGTAAGGCACAGGCCCACGTCTTTAAACAGTACATCATCGACTTCGCCAAAGAAGTGGAAGTGGAGCTGAAAGGCGATCCGATGGTGCTTCCTAACGGGGCTACGCTTTACTTCCTCGGCACCAATGCCCGCACGGCCCAGAGTTACCACGGCAACCTGTATCTGGATGAATATTTCTGGATACCGAAATTCCAGGAGCTGCGCAAAGTGGCTTCCGGTATGGCTATTCACAAAAAATGGCGACAAACCTATTTTTCCACACCATCCAGCCTGACACACAGTGCTTATCCGTTCTGGTCCGGTGCGCTGTTCAACCGTGGGCGCAACAAAGCCGATAAGGTGGACATCGACCTGTCCCACAGCAATCTGGCCCCCGGCCTGCTGTGCGCAGACGGGCAATACCGCCAGATAGTCACCGTGGAAGATGCTGTGCGCGGCGGATGTAACCTGTTCGATCTCGACCAGTTGCGCATGGAGTACAGCCCGGACGAATACCAGAACCTGCTGATGTGCGAGTTTGTGGACGATCTCGCGTCCGTGTTTCCGCTCAGCGAGCTGCAGGCGTGCATGGTGGACAGCTGGGAAGTCTGGACCGACTTTCATGCACTGGCGCTGCGCCCGTTTGGCTGGCGCGAAGTGTGGATCGGTTATGACCCGGCAAAAGGTACGCAAAACGGCGACAGCGCCGGGTGCGTGGTGGTGGCACCGCCAGCCGTGCCGGGCGGTAAGTTCCGCATTCTTGAGCGTCACCAGTGGCGCGGGATGGACTTCCGCGCCCAGGCTGACGCCATCAAAAAACTTACCGAGCAGTACAACGTGACTTATATCGGTATCGACTCAACCGGCGTTGGTCACGGGGTTTACGAGAACGTGAAAGCGTTCTTTCCTGCCGTCCGGGAGTTTGTCTACAACCCCAACGTTAAAAACGCCCTGGTACTCAAGGCCTACGACATTATCAGCCACCGCCGTCTGGAGTTTGACGCCGGGCACACCGACATTGCGCAGTCATTCATGGCAATCCGTCGCGCAACCACCGCCAGTGGCAACCGCCCAACCTATGAAGCCAGCCGCAGCGAAGAAGCCAGCCACGCCGATCTGGCCTGGGCAACGATGCACGCACTGTTTAACGAACCGCTGCAGGGCGAGTCCGCCAATACCAGCAATATTGTGGAGATTTTTTGATGGGAAAGAGTAAGAAAAACCGCACTGCGGCGACGAATCAGATCCAGCATAAAAACCAAACTTCAGCCGAAGCATTCAGCTTCGGCGATCCCGTTCCTGTTCTGGACCGCCGAGAATTACTGGACTATGTGGAATGCGTACAGATGGACCGTTGGTATGAGCCGCCCGTCAGCTTTGACGGACTGGCGCGCACCTTCCGCGCTGCCGTGCATCACAGTTCCCCGATTGCAGTAAAGTGCAACATTCTGACCAGTACCTATATCCCTCATCCTCTGCTCAGCCAGCAAGCTTTTTCGCGTTTTGTGCAGGACTATCTGGTATTTGGCAACGCCTATCTGGAGAAACGCACGAACCGCTTCGGTGAAGTGATCGCCCTTGAACCTGCGCTGGCAAAATACACCCGACGCGGATTAGACCTGGATACCTACTGGTTTGTGCAATACGGTATGACAACCCAGCCGTATCAGTTCACGAAAGGCAGCATTTTTCATCTGATGGAACCGGATATTAATCAGGAGATCTACGGCCTGCCCGGTTATCTTTCTGCCATTCCGTCAGCCCTGCTCAACGAGTCCGCCACGCTGTTCCGTCGCAAGTATTACATTAACGGCAGTCATGCGGGCTTTATCATGTACATGACCGATGCCGCGCAAAACCAGGAGGATGTGAACAACCTCCGCAATGCGATGAAAAGCGCCAAAGGGCCGGGCAACTTCCGCAACCTGTTTATGTACTCACCTAACGGCAAAAAGGACGGGCTTCAGATTATCCCGTTATCAGAAGTCGCAGCGAAGGATGAGTTTCTGAATATCAAAAATGTTAGTCGCGATGACATGATGGCGGCACACCGCGTTCCACCGCAAATGATGGGGATTATGCCTAATAATGTCGGGGGGTTTGGGGATGTGGAGAAGGCTAGTAAGGTTTTTGTGATAAATGAATTAATTCCTTTGCAAAAACGATTTAGAGAAATTAATGCATGGCTCGGGGAAAAACTTATAGAATTTTCTCCATATGAGCTTAACTAAAATATTAGTTGCCAGTACCGTATTGTTGCTACTGGCAATTGTAATAAAATTACAAATATGTGTTGCTATGTAGAGATGTGTTTATTCCATCTTTTATCTCAATTTTTGACGAAGCATACTCATCATTCGCACTATCATCTATATCAAACTCATTTTGTAGATGAAGTGACTCATTTAACGGTTTATAAAACTCACCCATCATCATTTTGTAATGGGCAGTATGCTCACTACATTCAAATATCTTCTGAAAAACAATTAAATATTTTTGCACAGACTCCGTATCTAAATTCATATAAAGATCATCACCTGCAAAATGAGAACCATCATTAATCCATGACACTAAAGATTTAAATATGATTTTTTCATCACCATAAAAATGACACTCAAGCTTCCTAATATCCATCCCACCTAATATCTTAAAGTAATTCTCCAAAATCCTTCGCATTGTATTTTGTATAGTATTATTATTAATGTCTGTTCTTCTCAATTCGCACCAGAGCAAATCATAAGACGTTTTTATTGGGTTTGATTCGCACTTTTCAAGATATGAAACCTTCCCTTTTTTCCTTACAATCCAAAAAGTCTCCTCTTTCATTGCTTGATTACCGGATCTTTTGGTATTAAAAGTCAACTCTTTATGAAAATAAATATTATGAGTAAGGAATATAATTTGCTTAATATTTCCTTCATCCTTACGAACATCCTCCATTAAATCTTTAATCAACGAACTTACAATAAACAGAATATCACTATCTAAACTTGAAATTGGATCATCAAATACTACAACACGATCATCTAAAACACCTGATGCATTATCACTCCCTCTAACAAGGCTATAAAAGTACAAAAAAGTGATAAATGTCTTTTCTCCCTCACTAAGGGTTGTACGAGCATTATCTCCACTATCTCTCACTATCATATAATGCTTTTTATCTTCGGAGGGTTTTAAGTAAAAATTTTTGAAGCCATAAGAGTCCAGAATCTTGTTAATTTTTGTAATAGTTGGAAGAGTACTGGTTTTATTAGACTCAATTGCCTCAATAGCCGAAGTATTTAACATTAACTTCTTTTTGTCTTCTTCTATCCCAGATTTAAGTCCTTGTAACGTCCTATTAAATTTATCAGATTTGCTACGGTAAGAAGTTATTTCAGACTTTAACTCCACCTTTACGATATATGCCCATATCTGCTTAGAAAGATTACTAGCCTCTACCTTTCTATTACTATGTATTTTGTTATTATTATCTATCAATAGATTTGAATCATTCAAAAAAGAAATAAAATCATCAACAACTTCACTTAAGTCACTAAAATGAACTGATTCACTTAAAAAATTGCGTTTATTTTTTGCCAATTCAAAATTCTTGTTTAATTCAGATAATACTATCTTAGCCTTATCCTCAAACACTTCATAATTTATGAATGGAGATTTAATCGCCCTTATATCATCTATCGCCTTCAAGATATTATTAAGTTGATATTCATATTGTAAAACCAATGCATCGATTTCTCTTTTTTTTAACTCATATGTTTTATCAAAATATGATGAAAGATTATCAAATACATTATCATTTACATCCTGCTGGCAGAATGGGCACTTGGGATTAGATTTACTGAAATATGTTAAACCCTCCTTAACCCAATCACTATTATTGAGCATTGTAATTAAGTCTGAAACACTAACGTCTTTTTTCCCTAGAATACGCTCACTCCAAATTTCCCTACTCAAAATATCATCTATCCCATTGAAGGATGGAATTGTAATTGATACATGTGATGTCAATTCAGTAGAAAAAACAATTTTTGCTTTCTCAATTAACTCTGCTATTGAGCAAACTTCTGATGTATTATTTTCATACTCAGCCAACACTCTGGCTTTAAATTTTTCACTACTATTCCTTAATCCCTCAAAAGCCTTTGAGAACACATTGTCATGTTTTACTTTTTGCTTCCAACATGAATCTTTAAAAGATTTTTCATGGTCTTCGATTTTTTTAATAACGCCTAATTCATTATCACCACCATCTATTAACTTTTCCTTTGCTATAATAGATTCCATTAGCTTATTTTTTTCTTCTTTAAGAGATATTAGTTTCTCTTCATCCTCCTTAAGATCGCTACCAAGGGTAAATACACCTTTAATTTTATCTTGACTAAAATTTCTTTCAACAAAATCTTTATTATATACGTAGCTTATTAAAGATATATTATTTTTCCATTTAATCGGACATGTTGGATATTGTTCAGGGTCATTAATAATTTTACTTATAGTTGTTTTACCTGCACCATTAGCTCCATATAAATAGTTAAATTTAGAAAGTCCATGTAAAAGCTGCGTAGGGCCATTATATGAGCCTACCTTGTCAATAACTACCTCTTCAATCATCCTCTAATCCTCAAAAAACAGATTAATCCTATCAAATCAATGATAATAGAAGACATTACTTACCTAATTACAAGGTGATCATTTATACAGCTGTAAATAAATCAGGCTAATCATCTATTTGTCATAACGCGCGCTCGTATCCCCGCCACGCCTGCCCGCTTTATGCAGTGGTTTTCATGCACATGCATAACATGAGCAAAAGCCCGCCAGTTCTGGCGGATCTGAGCAAAGACGATCCTCAATCGATCATGCGATTTCATGCAGCATAGTCATGCACTGTCAAGGAAGTGAAAATCCGTATCTGAATGGCCACTTGAAAAACGGATCATACGGGTTTACAAAGATGAATGTTCGCTGTGAACGGGAAGCGGAAGTTAACTTTCAGATAACATAATCCATATGCACGAGAACCTCTAAAATAGAATGGGACACCTAAGCGGGGTACTTACAACGATTCTTTCCATATTCACAGTTAACACTCTGTTTGGCGTATTTTTATTCAAATAGCAAACACCAATAAAAGGAGTTTCCATGAACAATATTCCCCCTATACCACAGTTAGGAATTTATGTTTCAAAAATCGATCCCACCCTACGTATCACTGTAACCGATGTTGATATTGTTGATGGTGAGGATGATTCTCCTGATGATGAATTGTTTTATTTAGTCCACTGGATCGAGGGGGAAGATGAAAGTGATATGACAGCAATGGGATTTGAGCTAGACCCAGTAGAGTGGCAGGCTTTCGTTGAATCTGAGCAATTAGTGTTTGAGCGTGATCCGTACATGGATTCAATCCCCGAAAATTCAAACTTGGCAAAGATTCGGGATTTTCTCATGAAGACTAAACAGAATGATCATTCGTAAGTGTAAGCATCCATCAGGAAAATGGTTTTGTAAGTGAATCATCAACTTTTAGAGAGTCTCAGACACTCCCACTTCTGCTTCTGACACAAAGCGGACGATCACTTATCAAAATAACCGCCCACCTTACGCCTTATTTCACTCATTGCCCAAACTAGCCCCCATCAGAATGAATCCTCCTGGGGGCAACATTTCTTAATGCAGCCAGCTGTCGTCCTCCCACACCTTCTGCATAATTTTCATCACTTGTTTTCTTTCTTCATCCAGTTGCAGTCCGGTTAGTTCCACACCGTTAGAGCTACCTTTGCGAATGCGAATTACCGTTTTGGGATACAGGGGGCGCAGATTGCGGTAAAGCTCGGATTCAAGGGCGTCCAGGGTAGACTGGCTAATCTTCTGCTCTTTATCGATCATTATTTCAATGCGCATAAAAGTCACCTCAGCTGATGACATCCATTGAGCGGTTGTATTCGTGGCTTCTGATTTTTGCCATGAGTTCATCTGTCAATTCAGAAACCCACTGCAGAGCCAGCCCCTTCTCTTCATCACTACACTCACTAGCCGCTACAAGCTTAAGAAAAAAATCAATGCGCTGGAGCTTCAAAGACTCCAAAAAATAGTCCTGCATCTTTCCTCCTATGACACCAAAACAATACTGTATACATAACCACTGTTTATATTTACAGTATATAATAATCTTACTGATGTAAAACGTTTTTTTACGTTCATCGGCCTGATATGCCTGGTATTATTAAGAGCACGAATTGTTAACCCGCGTAATTAATACAGGTTCCGCCACTTATCATCTTCCTTCAGACGCTGGTTCCGATAGAAGATACGCAGGCCTGCTCCTGACGGAATACTGCCGCCGCGAAGGAGCAAATCGACTTCTTTCTCGCTGCCATCAAATCCCCTGGACTTCAGTTCATAGACGAGCTGCTGTCGCTGATGGTCTGTAATTCGCTGTTTGTAGTCTTTACGCCGTTTCGGTTTCACCTGGCGTAACCTTGCAGCCAGTTCCCGGCGCTCTTTTTTGCTCATACTGTGCAGGTAATCGTGCAACTCCTTGTCATTCATACGGGTAATATCCGTTCTGGAGTCCCCATCAGCTGATTTGTCTTTCCCTTGTTGGTTCAAATTTTCAGCAAGGGGACAGTTATTGCCACGAGTCCAAGGGGCGCAAGCGCTCTGGTCGGCTACCGCCTCCTGAACGTCAACGGCCTTACGAACCATTTTCCACTTCACTGCATGAGTGCAGATCTTGCCCTCTGCAATGGGTGACCAGATGCCATAAATACGAATACCGTGATCGCCATAGGCGGTCGGCTCTTCGTTAATTTCATAAGCAGTTCTGATGAGGTGATATTTACGGGGAACCAGTACACCTCCCTGCTTCATGATATAGGTGGCAAAACAACCAGCATCAGCAGCAGCCAGAATGGCATCAAGGCGCGGGTTATCCAGTACCGGCACACCTGCTTTTTTGTCACCCTGCTGCCTTGCCGCCTGACCAGCCAGCAATCGCAGTTCACGGTAAGCCTGACGCCCCGGAATACCAAAGAAGCGGAATTGCTGAACACGATGCAAAGACGCCCAGGCATTCACGTATTCAGCGTTATCACGCAGGGATTTACCCGTTTCCTTGCTGATCTCGCCAGCCAGACCACGCCCGTCAATGTTCTTACTGATGTATTTCGCTATGTAGCTTGTCGGCGTTCCTTTGCGCGGGTTAATCAGCTCAGACTTAAAGCGCGGCCCCGTGTTATTGCCCAGCTCCTCGCGGTCTTCACGGATAGCAAACTTACGCAACAATGCAGTAATGGCGCGGCGGTCTTTTTTGCGCATGAAACACAACAGGTGCCAGTGAACTGTGCCGTCGTGATGCGGCTCAGCCACCCGCACGCCATACCAGCGCAACCCGGCTTTGTGCATCGCCTTACGAAATGCAGCAAACATACCGACCAGATAATCGCTGCTTTGTCTTACCGTCGCGTTTTTCCAGGTCGGATTGGGTCTGCCGTTATTGAGCGTGGAATGGAAACGTGACGGACAGGTAATGGTGTAGAAAACGGCGCAGTCACCGCGCATTTCCGCGATAAGCTCCAGACCTTTAACACAGGCCATCATCTCATTGCGGCGATGCGCCGGGTTGCTGCAGCTGGCGTTTACCACATCTTCCATATCCAGCGCGTCTCCGTCTTCGTTCACCAGTTCATGAGAACGGAAAAACTCCAGCGACTTACGGCACTGCTCACGTTTATGCATCACAGCTTCATAGCTGACATAGGGAGATGCTTTTTTGCTGACCAGGCAGACAGCACGCAACTGCTCTTCCCGCCATTCGCAACGCATCTTCCACAATTTCCGATACCACCAGTCGGCGCACAGCATACGCGCCAGCGAGCCCGGAATGAGTTCATAGGGCACGGGTTTACGGCGGTTTCTTTTCCGACGGAGTTGCTCAAACGCAGGCGGGATGACATCCAAACGTAGGGTTTCCGCTGCCACCTTTTCCCATGTCTTGCGGATTTCTTCTGGCTTAACATCATCGGTGGCGTACAAATCACCACAAGCGGCATCAAGACACATGCTCATATGCGCAGCGACAAGGGTAGACAGGCGTTTCACCTGATCCTGACTCATTTCAGGCAGGATCAGCAGGCCGTCCAGCCCTTCATGGCTTGCCATAAAGCGAAAAGAAGTGGATAGCTGACTGTCGCGTACATGCTCCAGTCGTTCCAGACATGGCTTAATCGTCTCACGCAAATAGCGGGAATAAGCCTTTGGCCTGCCCAGACTGCTGAAGTATTCAATACGTTGCATCAGCGGCTTGCTGATATGGGAAGGCTGGGCGTTGACGTCAGCCAGAATGACCATGTCTGGATTAAAACGCTGCTGCTCATGCGCCAGCTTTGCCCGGCTAATGAGCTTATCCTGCTCCATTTCGCGCTGGACAGGATCACGGGATTCATTAAAGAAATAACGCTCCCAGACCTGCTCACTCAGTGCCTCGCGGCGCAGTTGTTCCTGCTCGTTATCGGCAGCATACAGAGTGATCAGGTTTGAAAGTGCAGACTCCGGCGCAAATTCCGCCGGGTCCAGATAAGGGTTAATGGCCTTTTTCGGGCCGTTCCATGAAAATGATGCAGCGGCCTCGTTAAAGCCGCTAGAGTTGCTCATATCGTCATGACTCATACACGCACCTCGTACACAGCAGAACTATCTACGCCACGCGAAGGATCAAATCCCACCCAGCAGCGCGCCCCGGAAACAGCAATGATTTCTGTTGCAGATTTACTATCACCAGCTGCCACACCGATGCTGCGTTTTGCCTTGATGTAGTGGTGAGTAAAATTGCGATACAGCGAACGGATCAGGGATGTGTCACTGTTAGAAACAATGACCGGATGTCCTTCTGATGACCGATGTTCAAGAACGGATGCCAGGTGATACTGGTCATCTTCAGTGAAACCATCAGTGTGATAGCCGGAAAACGTACCGTCATACGGCGGATCGCAATACACCACATCCCCCGCCTTCAACATCGCCAGCGTTTCATCAAAGCTGGCGCAGATAAACGTTGCCCGCTGGGCTTTCTCTGCAAATGCGCGAATTTCTTTTTCAGGGAAATACGGATTTTTATAATTACCGTAGGGAATGTTGAAATACCCGCTCTTGTTATAGCGACATAACCCACGGTAACCATGACGATTGAGATACAGAAAATATACCGCTTTCATGAAATCAGTAATTTCAGTGGAGTAATTAAACTCCTGCCTTATGTTGTAATAAGCCACCTCCCTGTTTGCTTCCTCAAATAAAGCTCTGGCACGAGATATAAACGCCTCACAATCAGCAGCAACCTTTTTATAGAGGTTGATTAAATCAGGATTAATATCCGCAACAAGATAGCTGGGGTAATCCGTCTCCATCATCACTGCACAGGAACCCGCGAAAGGTTCAACCAGTCGTGGGCCAGCAGGAAGATGCTTTTTCAGTTCGGACATTATGGCGGTTTTATTTCCCGCCCATTTCAGGATGGTGCTCATACAGCACCTCCGTTGTAATGTTTGCCTTTCAGCTCTGCGATTTCCTGACAGGTAATGCAAAGCTGCACACCCGGAATGGCACGACGGCGTGCTGGCGGAATTGGCGCTTCACACTCAACGCAAAGCACGCGGGACACGCCCGGCGTTTTGGCACGGGCAGCACGGATATGACGTTGGCGTTCTTCTTCAACGCGCTGCTGGACGAGATCCATTGCATCAGCCATCAGTGGATCTCCTGCGCTTCGTTCTGGATTGCTTCAGCAGTCACACGCAGCAGTTCTGCCGCTTCGACGTGGTTTAACTGGCGGGATGTGATATGACACGCCAGGCGATCAAGGCGAGCTGCCATTGCTTCAGCCCTTGCCCGGCGTTCTTCCAGACGAGCCTCTGTCAGTAAAATATTAAGCCCTGCGTCATCCGGTCCGGTTTTAGTCGTGAGGGTATCAATATTACGCATAATCAATTCTCCTGAATTTAGATAAAGGGATGCCCGGCGGGTTTACGCCATTAATTTCATTAGTTGGTTAATTCGGCATGGTTAGCCGTCTGGGAAATAAGCTCACCACTGCACGAAAATGATTCATTGCTTTAATCAGCTCCCGCTTTTCGTCAGTGGTCAGCTCATTAATGCTGATGCTATGACGTTCAGCTGGAATTTTTGCCATAAAGAATATGGCAGCCAGTGCCCGTTTATTTTGTTCATTATTGATATCCCGTGGATCACGCATATCTTTAATAAACCGCTCAAGCTCTGACTCAATATTCAGGCCAAAAACTTTCGCCCTTAACTCCGCAATGTGATTAAGTCCATTCAGGCGTTCACCGGGGCTTAATGGAACAGTTGCTGCAGCGCCATTAATAGCCATTTGTTCCCCCGTTTTTTCGTAGATAGTTCTGCCAGCAATTCATCTTGTGAACGGCATGGATGCCAGCGTTTACCATCCTCACCCATGATCCAGCCGTGACCGTAGTGCATTGCCGGGCTTTGCTTTACCAGCAGCGATGCAAATGATGGTTCTTTCGTAAGCATAAGCACCTCACAGCAAACCGAATGAAGCACCGAGGCCAGTCACGGTATCAACTGCGCTCGCCATCGCAGGATTAGCCTGTAAACGGGCCTGCAATGAAACAGCAGCCAGCGCCATCAGTCGTGTTACAGAGTTAATGCTGCTGATAGCATCACGACGACCTGCACTGGTTTTTACATCGCCAGATACCGCACCTGCAGCAACACGCCCGATCTCTGCGGTTGCACTCATGACGTAATGTGGCAGTTTCTCTTTTGCCACCTCATTAATTGGTACACATGGCAGACAATGAATCTGTGCCAGAAAACCATCTACCAGCGTTGAATCCTCAGTCAGATCGGTAAGCAGCCAGATGTCTGGTGCGGTTAATAAATGAGGTTGAGCTGGGTTCAGCTTGTTCCGCAGAATCTGCACATTCATGCCTGCACGTTCTGCCAGTTGCACCAGGTTGTGGCGCAACGCGAATGCACGACAGGCTTCATCAAAATGTGGATGTTTGGAAACTTGGTAATCAAACATAGTCGACACCCCTGATATATCCCAAAATGGAACTAGTTGAATACAACATTGCAATCAGTAAGTGCATCAACGGTAAGAGCAGCAAGGTTGATCATTACCTTTTCTCTTTTTTTGTCCTTCCGGAGACGATGGCGAATAAGACGTCCATCAGCCAGCATGTCATTGATGGTGTCGATAGATAAGCCAGTCAGTTCGCTGTATTTCTCAATAGAAACAGATGGAACAGCTAAGGTGATTGAAATATGTGGAGTCATGATGCAAGATTCCTCGATTAACATGATGTGTGGTAACTGGTGATTAACACCGTCAAGTTCACTTTCGCACACATTAATTCTTCATTTGAGAAGTGTCAACTCAATATTACTCAAAGGCGTACCAGATGAATTTCAAAAACGGAGGACAGGCAGTCATAACGCGCATGCTTGAAGCGTATGGATTCAAGACGCGGCAAGCCCTATGTGAACAGTTCAATGTATCTGCAAGTACTATGGGAACGCGCTGGATGCGTGACGCATTTCCTGCTGACTGGGTAATTCAGTGTGCAATTGAAACAGGAGCATCTATAGAGTGGCTCTCATTCGGAAAAGGCGTGCCATTTCCTAAGAATACCGAAGTTCCCGCTAAATTAGAGGAACCAGCATCATTGGTTCAATATGTTCCCAAAGCCACCACCAACGAGAACCCAATTGTGAACCATCCAAATCTGGATTCAGGTGGACGTAATGCGATAAACAGGCTAATGGAAGCGTATGGCTTTAAAACAAGACAAGAACTTGCCGACCATTTGAATGTGTCTAAAAGCACAATGGCGAATAGATACTTGCGAGACACATTCCCAGCTGACTGGATCATAAGATGCTCGTTGGAAACAAGAACTTCTCTTTTATGGTTAGCAACTGGGCGCGGGCAAAAACTTGGAAGCGAAGAAAGTGAAGCTTTAGAAATTCCTAAAGTAAAACTTATTGACAATCAAATTTTCGATGCTGGTCATTTATTGATAGATAAGTCCCTGCTTCCTCATTTTAATGATTTACTCGCAATTGAAGACGAACATTGCATAAATATTGCACACATGAATAAAGCTAATGTTGAAGACGGAAGATGGATTGTTCAATACCAAAATAATTTCAAGTTAAAACAAATTTTTCTATTACCTGGAGGCAATCTTCGAGTAACAGACGATGATTTAACATTTGATTGTGAAAAAGAAGATATAAAATTAGTTGCCAAAATTTTCTCACAGTACCGTACTATTTAATCTTGAGGCATAGTAATGGATTTTATAAAAAAACTCGAATTTGGAAATTATACTCTCCGTTTTGGTGATGATGTTTTGCTAGACTATTATGATGAAATTGTTTTCCCCTCTTTTTTGGAGATGGCAAACATCCGCAGAATATCTGACAAATCAGAGTTCTTTTTCATTGATACTGAATGCGTCATACTTGACGAAGAAGCAACACCCCCAGTACTCGGAATTAAAGGTCGGATTATTAAGAATACATTATTAACCAGAGAACAAGTATTTGATGGTGCTGATTTGGTTGAAGATCATAAAGAGCTTGAAACAGCCCCGAGCTCTTTCTTTCTTCTAATATTAAACACTCACAGATTAATTCTTTGCAAGGAAGTTAGTGGTGCTCCCACAATTCAAAACTTTCAGTCAACAAGTCAGTGTTTCTTAAACATAGAATATGAAAAATACATATCTCATTTATACGAAACCGCACAAGAAGAACGCAAAGAAAACCCTGACTTACCTCGAGTCACTAAAAAAAGCTTACGGAACGAAATCAAACGCCCGAAGCTAAGAATAACGCCGTTAACTGACAAACAAAGCCTAGAGCAATTTATTGATAATTTTAATAAAATCCAAAATGTCTCAGTAAAACTTCTCCCTACAAATCAAGAAGAAATTGATAACGACGAATTTTGGGAGTCACTTGAAAGTGCCGGAGACGAAATGGGAAGTATTTCTACATCTATTCGCTTTTCAAACACCGATTCAGGCTTGAATCATGGTGCTGTTTTAGAACAACTCACATCAGCAACCAGATTGGCTAATTCAGGAATAAATATTAAAGGATATGATGACAATGGTGATATAATCAAAGGTAGCAATGATGACTTTGTTTTGTTAAGTGAGATGAATGAATTATCAAAGGATACGGTAGTAGCTGCAAATGAAAGTTATGAGCGGTATGAAAATCTTGTAGAAGAAGGTAAGATATCTCTACCCCGTTCTCTTTCACAAAAGACGATTAGAATTATTAGCAATATATATGAAAGGTTTGGTCGATGATAAATAAAATAGATGCTAAAGAAATAACCAAAGAGAAAAACCTTTGGGATGTTTACTTGCTCTGCAAACGGATTACTATTAGTACATTCCATATTTGCATTTTGCTCACAGCATCTATTTTTTTATTAACAAACTCTTTTTTTATTGAGAAGGATATGTCTCATTTAGTATCTGACATTAGAAACTGGGCTTTGATTGGTTTTAACTTTGCAGTGACAACCTTAGGTTTTCTCATTGCTGGTTTCACAATATTTGCAACACTATCCAAACCCGAGATGTTTCTTCAGATGATGTCAATACAACATAAAAAAACACAGATGCCCACGTTAAAATATAACTTTATGGCATTTATGAAAGTTTTCATCTCATTTATTACGTTTACTTTCATTTATCTAATAATAATTCTCTTTTGTCAAAAAGATGGAATAATTGGCAATATAATTGATTTATTTCCATATTCAAAATCGATAAAAGAATTAATTATTAAATTTGGATACTGTGTTATAGGGACTAGCCTTATTTACTTAGTGTTAGTAGTAAAGACTTTTATTTTTAATATCTACGCTATCATAATGAATAATATTCGTTGGGAGTTATACATTAAAAGAAAAGAACAAAGACTTTCCAGTAACAAAGAGACAATCAATAAAAACATAGATGTAACTAAAATGCATTAAACACATAACATATGTATAGTTATCCAATCATCATACATTGACACTGTATAAAAAAACAGTATAAATACTCTCCACTGGAGGGCATTTTTTATGGCAGTACGAAAACTCACCACAGGAAAATGGCTTTGCGAATGTTACCCCGCCGGACGTAGTGGACGTCGTGTGCGTAAACAATTCGCCACCAAAGGCGAAGCACTGGCTTTTGAGCGTCACACGATGGAAGAAACCGAAGCAAAGCCCTGGCTAGGTGAATCAGTGGATCGTCGAACACTGAAAGACGTGGTTGAGCTATGGTTCAAACTACATGGTAAATCACTGACAGCTGGGCAGCATGTCTATGACAAATTGCTGCTGATGGTTGACGCTCTGGGCAATCCCCTTGCAACCGATCTAACCTCTAAAATGTTTGCCCACTATCGAGATAAACGCCTGACAGGTGAGATCTACTTCAGCGAGAAATGGAAGAAAGGAGCAAGCCCGGTCACCATTAACCTGGAGCAAAGCTATCTAAGTAGTGTTTTTAGCGAACTATCCCGCCTGGGCGAATGGTCGTATCCGAACCCACTGGAGAACATGCGAAAATTCACCATCGCAGAAAAAGAGATGGCATGGCTTACCCATGAGCAGATTGTTGAATTACTGGCTGATTGCAAACGTCATGACCCAATTCTGGCACTGGTAGTTAAGATATGCTTAAGCACAGGCGCACGCTGGCGAGAAGCCGTAAATCTTACTCGTTCACAGGTGACCAAATACCGAATTACCTTTGTAAGAACGAAGGGGAAGAAAAACAGAAGCATCCCTATCAGTAAAGAGCTTTACGAAGAGATCATGGCGCTTGATGGGTTCAATTTCTTCACAGACTGCTATTTTCAATTTTTATCCGTGATGGAAAAAACGTCTATCGTCCTCCCTCGCGGTCAACTGACACACGTTCTGCGCCATACGTTTGCGGCGCATTTCATGATGTCGGGTGGAAATATCCTTGCTTTGCAAAAAATCCTCGGACATCACGATATAAAAATGACTATGCGTTACGCTCATCTGGCACCGGATCATCTGGAAACGGCGCTCCGTTTCAACCCTCTGGCAACGCTGCCAAGTGGCGACAAAGTGGCGGCAGCGGTTGGCATTACCCCGTAA